TGTTGAACGACGCGATTGGGGCATCTGTGGCACTTTGCCCGCCTGATGAGGGGACTACTCTGGCAAACGGCGCTTCGAGCAAAATATGGCCATCCTTGGCGCTGGAGATCGTTACTGTTGATGTGTGATCCGTTGTCTCGTTTGCGTTGCCGTAATACACCCAAAGAAGATTCATGCTGTTGTCGTGGTTGGAAGCGTAGCTATCGACTTGCAATGTTAGCGTTCGCGTCGAGTAGTTCGCGCCTGACTTGTGAGCGAATGTTAGCAACGTGCCGCTCGGGTCGGTGACGACTATATCTTTCATGTCTGACTTGATCTCATCCCAGAAAGCATCCCACGTTTTCGGGATCTCGATCTCGATGTCGATTGTTGCCGAGGTGCCAGATCCGCCGAATACATCAACGCCGACAGCCTGCCGCCTTTTGTAGCTCTTGTCGTACCAGCCCATGTTATATCCCCGTCTTGCTTTGGAAAGGTGTAGTCACTTCGATGTATCCGATCCCGATGTTATCGAGGCCGAAGCGGTCACCGTCGAGCGCTGTAAACTGACATAACACGTCGTCAATAACACCGCCGCCCAGTCCGAGAAATCGATCAGCGGTCAAGTTCTCGATCACGTCAGAGCATAGGTTCATCGCCGATCTCGCTCGCTCGCTCTGGTCGTTTCCGGCGACAAATAAATATATCTCGTAGCGTGGAACCATCCGATAACGCCCAAGTGTCGGCCCGTGCTCAGAAGTGAAATCGAGAAAGAATGTGCAACCGAAAGGAACGAACGGCGGCTCCGCAACAGATCCCAGAATGACTCGATCCGTCATATTGAGCGCGCTCGACTTGCTTGAAAAGTCAGCGGCGATCTTTCCCTTGATTGCGTCAAGAATACGATACACACGAGAGTCAGCCATCACGCCCCCCGAGGAGAACGGCTGTAACGACTTTGCGGATCTCAGGAATGAGCTTCTCTTTTTCGGCTTCGACGGATCGCCCCAAGAACAGACGCGGGCGAATGTATCGAGTGCCGAACTCGATAAACTTGGCGTAGTTTACATCGGCCCCGCGAAACTGTCCGCCGGCCTGTAAAAACGCTGCCGGTCGTCCTTGAAAGATTCCAGCGTTGCCTGCGATCGACTGACGGAGCCGGCCTGTTTGATTGTCGAATCTGGAGAACGTTCGATCTTTCGAGCGGCCCTCCATCCGAAGCGCTGAGATCTTCAACTGCTTCTCCAGGCGGGTTAGCAGTTGGCTCTTGGAGCGCTCTAGAGCGCTCCTGAAGTCGTCGAGTGTCAGTTGTTGCGCCATTACATCACCATGGCGGAGGAGCGCAACGGATACAAGATCTCTTTAACTTCTTGAGGCATTGTTTTCTTGGAGAATTTCGTCGTTGCGTCTCGCTGTCCCTGGCTGTCTTTGCCTTGATTGCTTTTTTGTCTATGCAGTTGGCTCGCAAAGACACAGATCGCATGTTCAAGATCGGCCGGAGCGGTTGCATATCCGGCGGAGACTACAACCTTGTTCCCACGAAAAGCAGTTACAAAGCCCTCCGTGGATACGTTGAATTTCAAAATGATTCGCGCGAGTTGTTTGTCAATAATGTACTCGGCAGCGGTGATCTCCGTATCTGCACCATACTCCCGATCCGCGTCTGAATGGACAGAAGTGACGGAGATCAACGGCTTGATCGGGAGTTGTAGCACCATCTGATTGGTGTACATAGGCTCGTCGATGTGCAGCGTGTACGTCTGCGCTGTTAGGACTGGCGTAGTCCCTGAATCGTAAATCGGAAAGCCCAAAAAACGGGCAACATCCGACTCGACACGATCCAACAAATTGCCGAGCTCAGTATCCGAGGCCGTGCCCGTGTACTCGGGCAGATAGTTTTTCAACGTGGCGACGGATACTAAGCTCATAGCAACTCATAACACAATTAGAACTGTCGTTCTGTTCTGAACACTAAGATTAGATCACAATCGACAGCGAGGCCCGAGTTTGCAAAGTCATATTCGACATTTAGGCAAGTCGAGCTTGATACACTAGCGTCGCCAGATATAGCCAGCGATTCAGGTGTCAACGCAGCCAAGTCGGAAGAGTTGAACAGTCGAGCGGCTAAAGTATTAGATCCGTTTTTTACTGCGATCTGTGAGTAGTTGGTTCCGTTTGCAGTTATTCCGGTGCGGGATGAAATGATCACTTTTTCAAGCTTTGCATTTCGATCGCAAGGGACAGAAGCGAGAACAGTTGTAGCCGTGAGGCCGCTCTTATGAACTGCATTAACGTGTATTCTATATTCCATGATAGTCTCCTACTATACTGAGAGCTTAAAGCCGAAAGCGACGTTTTTAGTAGCATCTGGATCGAGTGTGTCGAAAGTGACCCTCTCGGTCGCGACGATATTGATGGCCCCTTGGATAATATTTTTGTCCTGCTCGACGCTAATTCCACGCTTCGAGAACATCATATATGCGTCACGAGCAACACACAGCATGCCCGATTTTGTCTTGGTGGCATTGTCATATAGTCCGCTCTCGTTCAAGTCTGTGCCCATGAATCTTGACAAAACAATAGGCATTCCAAAGTAGCTGGCTAGCTGGCCCTGCAATACTGTCGCGCTCGGACCGTACTTGTCGATGGTCAAGACCTCAGAAAGACTTAAGAAGTTGGCTACAAGAGCTTCCGGCGAGGTGATGATCACTCGCTCGGTGCTGCTCAACTCGCCCAACTCGGCAAACAACTCCAAGAATTTAGCGGTTGTCGCTGTGCTTACATCCACAGTAGCCGAACGATCGAACGCTTGCGCTCTCAGTCCAGTCCACGCACGACGATGATCGCTAGATCCTCCGAGTGCTGGAGAAGTTCCCCAACGTGAACGGATGTTCCAGTTTGCAATATCATCTTGATGCGTCGCGGCTGCGTCACCGTTGATCAATGCATCTTCAACAGCGTCAGCGATGTCTTGCGCGATCTGTCGTTGCATTGTTGGGATCAGCGCGATTGCGCTGTCCTCAGCGAGTGCATCATCAATAACAAATCGACAAGCTAGGCCCTGCATTGAGATAGTTTTTTGTGACGTTTGAGCAGTCGAAGCTTGATACGAGGCCGGAGAATCTGAGCTGATTTGGCCCTTCAAAAATGGCCTCCCGCCGCGATCCAGTCGAGGAACAAGCAACACGTTGCGCTCCATTGGCATCTCTTGAAATAGAGAACGCACAACGCGAGGAGTCTGGTACTCTTCGTAGAGTTCCGCTCTGAATTGATCGGGCACAAAGTCGCCGCCGCTTCCCGCGCTGTCGAACATTGCTTTTGATTTCATTGCGCTTGCAATGTTTCGAGGAGCAAGATCGATCAATCGTTGGATCTTTGCGTCCAGTTTCGGAGTAAACGGATCGCGCATCATCAATCGAGCCATGTTGCGCTGTGTGTTTGCGTCAATGAGATCGCGGTGCCAGTTGGAGCAAGGAGCCTCGGCATCAAGTAGTCCTTTGTGCTCGATGGGCTGACGGCCGTTCGGCGTGTCGACGTATCCTTTCTCGGTAGTCCATCGAACGGATCCGTCCTTCTTGACATACTCAGAAAGAGCAGCGTCGCCACCGGTGACTTCTGGAGCAGCTCGATATACAGACTCTTCGATCAGGCGCTGCGCGCGCTTGACTTCATCGACTTGCTTCTCGAATTGAGACAGCCGATCCGCTGAATTTTTTTGATGCTTCACAATGTCGCCAAGGATGCTTTTTGCTTCCTCAACCATTGCTCGATCTTGCTTGTTGGTTGACATGTTTATCTCCCTCTGTTGAGAATTAAATAGAGCAATTCGCGCTCCTTGTTTGATAAAAATCCTTTCTTTTCGTCGTCGTCTTCTTCGTCGTCTTCTTTCATGGCCTTGTCTTCTTCTTCGTCGTCGTAGTGGCCTTTTTCCTCGTCCTCTTCGTCTTCCTTCATAGCTTTCTTATCTTTGTCATCTTCGGAGCTTTCTTCGTCGTCGTAATGGCCTTTCTCTTCTTCCTCTTCCTCCATCATCTCCTCATGCTCTCCGCCGGCGAAGACGATTCTATATTTGCCGTCCTCCATCTGCTCGACTTCTAGGATATGCTTTAGCTCTTCAACGACGAGATCGCGAATGCTCAGGCGGTCGATATTTTTTGCGCTCATGGTGGTGGCCTCACTATTTGCGGGAATGGTCACGATCGACACCTCCAGCAATTCAGATTTGTTAAAATAGTTCCCTCCGCCGCGCTCAACGTATGCGGGGTGATCTTTGGGAAGCTCCGCGCGTGACACTTGCTCGATCGGGTTGAAGCCCACAGAAACAGCGTTCATAAAGCCGTTGCGAGCTTTGCGCTCGACGCGTTGCGCTAGCTCGTCGTCTTTGTCAAAAATGACATCAATGAGGAGCTGCCCGTCTTCGACTTTGACTTCTCCGCGCCCGATGGGTAGGGCGTTTGCATTATGGTTGAGTAGTACAATAGGATTGCTTCGATATGCATCTAAATTCCATCCCGATTGATTGATCACGTCACCGTAACGATCCGCGCGATCGGTCGATGCGACAAACGAGATCTTCTGCTTTGATCTCGTTGCCTTGCGGGTTACTACTAGATTCTTTCTGTACATAGACATGTCCTCATTCGTCAATATAATATATTTTTCACAATGTCAACGAATTATTTTCTCTCACGATAGACACGATAGCATTCTTCCTGCCCTTCTTGTTGCTGTGTGCAATCAGCCCGCATGATCTTCGTGTTTGCGATGTTGCTGATCTGCTCGCACTCTTGGCCGCTGGTCTGCGCGTCAATGCCTCGCGTCATCATTCGACAGAACATCTCCCTACATAATAGGTCGCCTTTTGCCTCGATGAATGTTGTTGAGCAGGGTTCTTTGAGCAGATCGATGTCAGTAAGCTGTAGAATGATCTCCTGCTGCGCTTCGCTCGTCACGTCCACGATCGGAGCGTCCGGCTCGTTGTTTTTGTTGATCTTGTGTACAGCCCAAGCTCCGCCCGCACCGCCGATAATGAGCGCGCTCAGGGCCGTGATTACATATCCGGTGATCATAGTTTCCTCGAATTGAATGAACATAATTACACAATAACACAAAAAAGATTAAAATACTTGTTGACATAGCTATGCGCATAATGTATGCTATACACAAGTAAGGAAGCTTACTTGATCTTTGAAAACTCAATCAAAACTATAAATACTCAAAACAACGGAGAATAAAATGAAGGAAGTATATAAGACACTTAAACAAGCTGAAAAGGCGTTCGATGTATGGACACAGGAAGACATTGTCTTCTTGATCTTCGACAAAGAGAACCGCGTATATCGACTCGTCAATGAAGAACGGCTAGACTTTTTGGAAAATGAATTTGATCTTGATTTTACAATGATTTATGAGACATGGTAGTCATAAAGCATTAACAACAAAGGCCCGCACAACAGCGGGCCTTTTTTTGTGCCGTCGACAATACATAACGAATGAGCTATGCTAAAAACAGAACAGGAGTATATCATGAGCAATGCTATTGTCAAGCGTCCGAATTTCCTTGTAAGAGCCTACATCAACGCGTCATCTTCGATCTATCGAGCCTATCAGCGACTGGTTGCAGATCCTGAGCATCCCGAGCACGGAGCGTCATATGCGGCCCCGTATGGAGTGCGCCAGCCGTTCAGCCCTGCGACATCAATGTCGGCGTACAGTGGCCACGCATACACCCATGCATGTGCAACAAGGGCAAGCCAGGATCTCGCGGCGTTGCCGTTGTCGTTGATGCGCGGGCGCGGTGCCAGTGCGGAGCGGGTCGAGGATCATCCGTTCTTAGATCTGATGGATCAACCGAGCACGGGCGTAGATGGCTTTCTATTTCGCGAGCAGTTGGCGATCGATCTCATGCTGTCTGGCAACTGTTTTGTGCTGATCGTTGGGCCGATGAATGCACCGAGCAGTCTCTTTCGCTTGCACCCTGAGAGCGTCCAGATCGTCACAGATCAGCAGCGCGGAATCGTTGGCTACAAATATACTGACGGCGGGATCGCGGTACAGTATCCAGTCGAGCGCATACTCCATACACGCAACGCCAGCTGGAAAGCGGGGGCCGGCGGTGAGTTGTACGGAACAGGAGCGATTGAGAGCCTAAGCCGTGAAATCAACATCGACATTAACGCAACGAAGCTAGCAAGTGACTTGTCAAGCCAAGGACGGCCCGATGTGCTCTTGTCTCCGAAAGACGATGCCGACATTTGGGGGCGCGAGCGCCGTCGCGAGATCCTAGACAGTTACCGAAATATGACCGAAAAAGGTGGAGCTATTGTGCTGTCTGGGCAGGTCGATGTAAAGACGCTCAATCTAACACCGCGCGAGATGGAGTTCCAGGCAGCGCGAGAGATGGCCCGCGAGAACATCTCTGCCGTTATGGGTGTTCCTTCTACGATCCTCGGACTACCGGACGCAAACTATGCAACAGCGCGACAATCAACGATTGTATATTGGGACATCCAAAGCAAGCGGGGCCGCAAGTTTGAGCTGCTGTTCACGCAGATCGCGAAGATGTTTGATGATGGTCTTCGCGTCGAGATTGACTATTCAGGTGTCGAAGCGTTGCAGGATCTCAGAACATCGAAGCTAGAGCGGATCGAAAAGCATATCTTGATCGGTGGTATTCCGGCGGCGGAGGCGTACGCATACGAAGGACTGACAGACAGCCCGCTATCCATCGAGGATGAAGAGGTCGAGGAGGAGCGTGACTTTGCACCGGTCGAGCGATTGCTAGAAGTCATCGAGAGCAAAGCCAAAGAAGACGAACTCGCGAAGATTGGCAACAAGCGCAAAGCATTCGAGGAGATGCCCGCCGCGTCGCAGAAGGGAGTCGAGAACAAAGCAAAAGAGCATAACGAGGAGTACGGCGACGATCCGAAACGCAAGACAACAAAGTACACGCTCGCGGTTGTGTGGTGGCGTGGGATCGGTGCCTACAAAAACAACCCCGCCAGCGTCCGCCCGTCCGTGAAAAGCCCCGAGCAATGGGCGATGGCGCGGGTTAACAGCTATCTTTATGCCTTGCGAAATCAGAAGTACAGATCAGGAAAGCACGATACAGACTTACTCCCAGATGATCACGCCATGAGCGGAAAAAAAAACTTTCTGAGCCAGTCGAAACGCGCGGCTCAGTAGGAGATCGCAACCCTACCAACTTCCCGAACGACGGCGACAACAAAGAAGTAGCTCTGCGCAATAGTGAATATGAGCGATTCCCGTGGAAAGAAGCGCAGGATCTCAAAGAGAATTGGCCCGAGATATGGAAGCGGGGCGGGAACATTCTCGGCAACGTACAATACAACCGCCTGAAGCCCATCGCGGAGCGGTCAAGCAGTATTGCGCGGACGGAGACAGAAGAACGCGCGATCCGCTTGCGTGAAGCGTGGGCGGCTAGACACTCGCAAGACTTCAGGATCGCCGGCGTTGTTGCACAAGTCAAATGGCTAGTTGTCGGATCGCGTGGCCTTGCGCATATGCGAGCTGTCATTCGCGAGGCAAAACAGAAGATCAGCAAGAAGCAGTTTCGATCCGAACAGCAGCGCTCCGATTTTTGGAACTCCTGGATACAGAAGAAAGTCGAGCCAACGACAGAACAATTTCAGCGGATCTCGAAGCGCTATCTCGACGGAGCTAAAGGTCGCGTGTTGTCTCGGATCAATCAGATCGTCAACGAAGCGCGCAATGTGCAGCCGGAGGAGGTTCGCTCGCTCAGTTGGATGCAATTGCTCAGATCGCCGCAGGAGATCCAGATCATCAAAGACACGATCGGCCGATTCTATACTGACACCTGGATGCTGACGGGCAACGAGACGATCGATGAAATATACGAGATGTTGGGACGACAGCGACCGCTCGATTTCAGGTATGGCGATCGAAGCATCACCGTTGATCTCGTCGAGGAGTTTGCGAAGCAGATGGAAAAGACAACGCGCGATCGGCTACGCAAGACAATCCGAGAAGGTATTGAAGAGGGCCTCAGCAATCGAGAGATCGCCGCGCAGATAGATAGAGACGAGTATCTTCCCTTCAGCGAATCGAGAGCTCGCCTGATTGCACAGACGGAGACAACGAGCGCAATCAATCGAGCAACGAATGACGCATACAACAAGATCGAAAAGGAAGAAGGGATCCAGATCCTGAAGCAATGGATCTCCTCAAACGACGATAGAGTGCGACCCGAGCATCAGCGGCTCGACGGGCAGACAGTCGCAGCCGGCGAAGAGTTCAAGATCGGCAAGTACAGCGGCAGTGCGCCGGCCTCCTTCGGTGCGCCGGAGATGGATATAAATTGCCGTTGCACTATAGCTCCGATTGTGATTGACGAAT